TAAATTATTTTGAATATTATCTAAAAGAGGTTTGCTCATCATATCTCTCATGATAGAGTTAGCATAAATAGTTCTTTGTTTAGTAGAAAAAGGATCTTGAGCATATGCTTTTATATCATAATCTTTTGATGAAATACCATTTACTACTATATCTACAAATTTAGGTACAATAGGTACTGGTTTCCAATCTAAATTTAAATAAGATAAATCACCATTAATAGATAATTCATCTTTATATTTTTGTACTGACTGCTCTCCACGAGCGTATAATCTTAATCTATTAAAATTCTGATATCCAGTATGCCATCTACCAGTATTAATTCTTCCACCCCTAAACCATTCATATTCAATAGCTTGTCCAACTTGCAAACCATATTCCCAACTAAGCTTTTCCGCCACAGGTACCACCTGACTTGGAAAGGAACTATTAGTACTTGTATTAATCATTTATTAATTATTTTTGATTCATGCCCTCTATTATCATATTTTGAAAAGTTTAGATTAACTTTTTCTTTAATAACTTCAGCAACTGGTCTATATTTATTTTTATTACACGCCATAATAGCTAAACCAGAACTTATGGATGCATCGTGTTTAGTTCTATTATTTATATCAAATCTTGCCCAATCTTCTAATGTTTTTTGAAAATACATTGTCCCATATTGTTCGTTATTGTAACCTACAAAACTTTCAATATAAGCTTCGATTGCAGCGGCATGTGCTTGTTTAACATCTTCACTGGAATTAGGTATACCACCTATCTCTTTTTCAGCAACAGATAATTTATACATTGTTTTATCTGGACGATTCATAGAATATGCTCTATAACCTCTTCTTTTTAAATAATATAATAATCTTGGTTTATTATTTTCTGCAAGAAGTGGCATTCCATAAAAATATAATGCCATAAGAACATCTTCAAAAAATATATCTGCTGTTTGGGGTCTCGATATATATTCTAAAAAGAATAAATTAGGAGGACAATTATCCATTGTAAACTTAGTTAATCCATGAAGAGATCCTTTTGATCCTCTTCCGTCTACAGTTCCAGATATATCATATGAGTCACAACCAAAAGCTCCCATATATTCATTTGCTGGATATTTTTTACCATTTTTTACAATATATCTATTTTGTTGATGTCTATCAGGAACCCATGATACTAAAAATCTTCCTTGTTTACTTGGCATAAACTGAACATTAGTATCCTTAATACCATCTTCCCATTGAAAATTTCCTTGAGTTAACACTCCTGAGTGTTTTAAATCTTCATTATAATCTATTTGTTCATAAATCTTAGTTAGATTAAATAAAGATTGTTTTGTTTCATCTCTAAAAGCATGTTTTTCAGTACGTGGAAATTGTCTATATAATTCGTTTAATGCATCTGGATCATCTTTAAGACCATCTACTTCATTCTCCCAGTGTTGTATGACACCGATCTCAATCTCTTGGCCATCGATGCCTTTAATTGGGGATTTCGGAGTGTCAAAGACAGAGTGTCCATAAGTATCGATGTATCCCTCGTAATTCCATTCCATAGGAATGAACAAGCTATATAATCCTGAGCTAGTCTGTCCATTGCGGTTTCTTTTGGTAACATCTGAGCCATCATATAATTTTTTAAAGTTTCTACCTCCTTTATCTAAAGCATTTGATGTACTTCCCATCATACACTTACCAATTACTTTACTTCCTAATCTTAACGTTGTTTTCGTGACTTGCCAGTTGTTGAGGATGTTTTCGGGTTTTTCCCATTTCCCCGCTTCATCATGTACCAATAACGCAAGTTTCTCTCCATCATAGGAGTTATCTCCCGTGTTTTTCCAATCAATTGTAGTATCGAGTCCAACGATTTCTTCGAGCCTTTCATTCGTATCAAGCTTTTTACGAGTGAATCTCGATGCTGGAACTCTGTACGCCAACTCTGTTTTCGGTCGGTCCATTCCGTCTTGTATCGGTTTGAAGAAGAACGGATAGTTGACCGAGATCGGTACGATTTTGTCGGTAAACATTTTTTTCGCATCTGCTCCTGACTTCGATAAGACACCGTATCTAGCATCGCTCGATATTGTGGCCATGTTAACCGTTTCGCCTGACGCCATAAAAGAGAATCCCGAACGTCTGTTCTTGAGGTAACACATTCCGTATGATCGCACATCTGCTTTACATGCTTCCCAGAAAATGAAGAATAACCTATTCGCTTCCCTGAAGTCTGGTTGTCCCACGTCGATTTTTGACCACTGCAAATACATGTAGTGAGTACCAGTAATATAGGTAGGAATACCTTTGTTATAAAACCAGAAACCTTCGTCTCTTCTTTTAAATTCTTCATCGATGTAATCATGTAATTTATTTTTAAATGTTTCAGGATAAGCTTTCCAATCAAATATAGTTTTAATTTGTTTTAATTCTTTCCTTCTTTCAAATACTTCCCAGTATTGTTCTAATTTTTTATTAGATCTTTTATAAGAATTATCTTCTAATGGTAATGCAATAGTAAGATTTTGTATTTCATAAACCTCACCTATTTGTCCAGTTCTACTAATTACTGTTAGATCATATTCTTTATTATAACCATACTTCCATTTTTTAGACTTATTAAGTCTTTTAATGACATGAGCTTTTATAGGTTCTACTATTTTATATAATGTTTGTTCGTACATTATTTAGATCTTCTTTCTGCAAACCCACTAAAACTATTTTCTTTTTTTTCTGTAGGTTTGTCTTCTAATATATTACTTTCTTCTTGAATTCTATTTAAAATCTCAAAAGCATCAAATATTGCAAGTTTCTTAGTTGCTGCAGCATTTTTTAATCTATCTGCTGAAATATCATCATCTGAATCTACAATAGCTTCTTTAGCTACTTTAATAAGTTCCTCAACTGCTTTGTGCCCAGCTTGGATTATATTCAACTTCGTTTCCTTGACGTTCATATTTAATTACAATATCATTAGATTTCATACAATAAAGACGTTTTCCGTCTACAATAAAGTCATATTCTCCATATGGAGTATAACCCACAATGTCTCCCTCGGCTATTCCTAGCGCTTCTAAGGCATTATTTCCATATTTTAATACCCCAATAAGCTTTTGTTCTATCCAATTATTTATTTCAACTTCATCTTTAAGCGGTGCAATAAAACATCTATTACCAAACGCCTTCCATTTGTCTTTTCTTTTATATAAATATACTTGATCGGGTTGAACAAAATATAAATTATTTTTGAAATAAGATTTACTATTTTTTTCTTCTCCTCTAATATCATAAAATCTTCTAAAAACATTATGATGAATCATTAGTAAATCACCTGGTTTTACTTGAGTTTTATATGCTAAAGGAACTGCAATAACTTTTGCAATATTATTTACAGATTTATAATTTTCTACTTTAGTATTAATTATAAGGCTTTTGTCACCTATTTTTATTTCATTATTATATCGCTGACCGTAAGGTTCAACGATAAAATCAAATAAACTTTTCATTAATACTCTAAGTCATATTCGACGGATATTGCCATGTTAGAGTTAAACTTTTTCCATGGCAATACTTCGTCTTTTTTTTTGATAAAAATATTATAAGAATTGTCTTTTTGGTCAGCTAATATATGTGAGATAATATGTCCTCCATATACAGATTGACCAACAGAATAATGCATTGCATCGGTTTTATAATCAGAACCAATACTGATTTTTCTGATACTTGAAGACATTATTTCTTATCTTCTTCTTTTTCAATTGGTTCGAAAGATCCGTCTTCTAAGTTAATATTTATAGATCCATATTCTTTCTCAAGTTCCTTTTTGAATTCTTCAGTTTCCTTATTAACTTCATGGAACTTCCCTAATACTGCGGATTTTTGGGCTTCTAAAAATCCTGTTTCATTTAAAAGTTTATTCAACTCTTTTTGAAAATCTTGGATTTTCTTTAATTGGTCTTCGGTAATCATTTGTTTTGCTTCACTCATTTTGATTAAATTTAATTTAGTTATTAATTATTAATATAGTTACAGGT